GCAACAAATTGAACAATTGAAAAAGTTTATTAAGCCTGACTATCATACTTACTTAAGAGAAATTGATTATATAGAGGGTATTCTTGATGCTGAGCCTAGAGACCACGGAAAGACCACGAGAATGACACAAGCTTTTCCTCTGTGGCTGGCTGTTACGCAAAAAAACGTTTTTCCTGTAATTATCGGTGCGAGTTTAGAAATGGCAGCAGATAGCTTTCTGGACTCAATCAGATATGAAATAGAGAATAATGAGCGTATAAAAGAAGATTTTGGAGAGCTGAAAGGAAGAATCTGGAAAAGGAATAAAATAATTTTGAAAAATGGTAACGCAATTGGGGCTGTTGGGTCAAGAGGAAGCATTAGGGGAATTAAAGATAGGTATAGGAGGCCGACGCATATTATATGTGATGACTTGCTTAAGGAAGATGAGGTGGAAAGCAAAAAAGAAAGAGAGAAACTTTATATTTGGTTCAAGCGTACTGTGATGAATCTTGGTAAGGGAGCTTTAATTATCATCGTTAATACTATTATGCATCCTGCTGATTTGATTTCTAGACTATTTGACGAGGTCAAAGAAGGACAATTAGAAAAATGGGTAGGAATCAGACTTAGGGCAATTAGACCTGATGGTAAACCTTTATGGCCACAAAGATGGAATATTAAGGCGCTTGAGCAGAAAAGAAAGGAACTTGGTAGTATAGCTTTTAGTACAGAATGGTTAAATGAGCCATTGGAAGAAGGAAGTAAAAAATTTAGAAGAGAATGGTTTAAATATTTTGACTTGTCTGACATTGACTGGACAAAGCTACATCGGGTCATGGCGGTTGACCCAGCTACGGGAAAAGAAACAGGTGATTATTCAGCTATAGTAGTGGTAGGTAAGAAAGAAGGCGAAGTCTATGTATTATATGCAGATGGATGGAAAATTAGTGACTTAGAATTTATTAGGAAAATTATTGACGTTTACAAAACCTGGAAACCACATGAAATTAGATTTGAAACAATTACTTTCCAAGAAATCTACAAGAATGACCTTCTTAGAGAGGCTATGAAAGAAGGCATAATGTTGCCAGTTAAAGGGGTTAACAATACGCAAAGCAAAGAGTTTAGAATTTCAAAATTGAGTCCTCTAATTGAAGGTGGGATTATTAAATTCAGAAAAGAACAAAAGCTATTATTAGATCAACTTGACAATTTTCCCAAAGATAATGATGACCTTCCTGATGCTTTAGAAATGGCTATACGGAAGGAACCAGAACCAAGAATAAGGTGGATGTGAAATGAATATTTTATTTGAAAAGCTCAGAAAACTTAAGACGTTTTTCTTCAGAAAGAAAATAGGTCCTCTTAAGGACGACTATAGGATCTTTAAGCCACTTAGGCTTGTGTTAGAAGGTGATGCAATAAGTAGACCATATAGCCAGCATGCAGTTGTTTATTCATGCATTTCAGCGATAGCAACAAACATTTCTCAGGTACCTTTTATTCTTTATAGACAAAGAGGTAAAGATAAAATCGAATTAGAAGAAAATCATGCTTTATATAAAGTTTTCCTACGGCCAAATCCACTTATGTCAGCTTCGCAACTATGGGAAGCAACAGCTATTTGGTACTGCCTTAGAGGTGAAGCCATTTGGATACTAGAAAGGAGTAAAATAACGGAAATACCAAGTGAAATTTGGATATTTAATCCTGATAGGTTCAGAATTATAACTGATGAAAAGAGTGGTTTGCCTATTGGTTGGAAATATCAGGGACAGCAAGAAATTTCATTGCCTTTGTACCAGGTCGTTTTTTTTCGTGCTTATAATCCTTATGATGACCTAAGAGGCATGAGTCCAATTCAAGCTGCAAAAGAAGGAATAGACCAAGACTATTGGGCAGCACAATATAATAGAGCTTTTTTCCAAAATAATGCCGAACCGGGTGGCGTCATTAGTATTCCTGGCAATTTGACGGATGAACAATATGAACGACTTGTAAAACAGTGGGAAGAAAGACATAGGGGAGCTAAAAAAGCACATAGGATTGCTATATTAGAAGGTGGGGCAAAATATGATAGAGTTGGGTTATCCCATAAGGACATGGATTTTCTAGAACAAAGAAAATGGAACCGTGAAGAAATAATGATGGTCTTTAAGGTCCCTAAGCATATACTTTCTGTTTATGAAGATGTAAAAACTTACGCTGGGCTTAGAGTACTCGATAAGGGATGGTGGCAGCAATGTCTCATTCCTAAAATGAAATATTTTGAAGCTGTGCTTGATGCTCAACTATTTAGTTATTTGCGTGAAGATATTTGGGGAGAATTTGATTTATCACAAGTTGAAGCATTAGCAGAAGATTTTGATGAAAAAGTTAAAACTGCTGAAAAGCTTTATAGGATGGGCTATCCAATAAATGCAATTAATGAGCGTCTTAATCTAGGCATGCCTAGAGTTCCCTGGGGCGATGTGTGGTGGGCACCTTGGAATGTAACACCAGTGGCTGAAGTAAGTCCTAGTCAAAGTGAAGAAGGAAAGATTTTTTACATTAATAAACAACAGACAGATAGAAGTAGAATCTGGGAAACATATTTAAGGTTACAAAAACCACATGAACAGAAAATAGAAAGAAAAATACGTCGCTTCTTTTTTGAGCAAAGACAAAGAGTACTAAAAGCATTGTATGAGCTTTTTGGTAAAGGCACCACCAAAGACTATGCTGATGAAATATTTGATTTAAACAAAGAAAATGAGATTTTAAAAATTCTAGTAAGGACATTATTTGAGGATGCTATGAGAGCTGGAGCAATTTCAGCAGCAGAAGAACTAGGAATCATAGGTTTTAGTTTTGACATAGGTGAACCTGAGGCAGCGAGGTTTTTAGAAAGGAAAATTATTAAAGTTACTAAGATAAACGAGACAGTGAAAAAACAAATCAGACAGACACTTTATGAAGGGCTTTCTGCTGGTGAGACTGTTCAACAATTGGCTGATAGAATTAGGAAAGTCTACAATATGGCATCTAAGCGGGCAGTAACGATTGCCAGAACTGAATCAGGGGCTTGTATTAATGGTGCAAGGTTTATCACGGCGAGAAAAGAAGGAGCAAGAGAGCATACCTGGATAACAGCTAGAGATGAATTAGTAAGACCCACACATGCTGCACAGGATGGGATAACAATAAGAATAGGTGATAAGTTCCCTAATGGCTTACGTTTTCCTAATGATCCAGAAGGGCCACCAGGGGAGATTATTAACTGTAGGTGTGTATGTATTTTAGGAAAGATTGAATAATTAAAAATTTTTTGGTATATTGAATTAAAAGAGGCCCAAGAGGCCCGTTGACCTTGTAAAAAGGTCAGCGGGCTTTTTTTTGTTGTGGAGGTGATAATGAGCAAAATGATTGAAAAAACCTATAAAGCACAAATTAAGTCAATAGACCATGAAAGGCATAGGGTAGTTGTTCTTGTTTCTGATGCGAGTCTTGATAGAGATTTGGAAGTTATAGTTCCAAGGGCATGGGAAAAGAGACTTGATTATTACCGTCAGCATCCAATTCTTTTATCTTCACATGATTATTCTGATCTAAGGAAGCAAATAGGAAAAGCAATAAATACTTGGGTTGATAATAAAGGTTTATGGCAAGAGTTTGAATACTTTGTAGGTGAAGGTAACAGCGAAGCTGATTGGGCATGGAAATTAGCAGAAAAGGGAATAGCTGCTTATAGTGTTGGATTTATATCTCATAAGGCAGTAACTAAATTTGATGACGAATATAAAGACCTAATAGATAACCTTATACGTGAGGGCATAATTACAGAAGATCAAAAGCCCTTAAGAGTCTTTCTTGATGTAGAACTTCTTGAAACCTCACAAGTCTTAGTTCCAGCCAATAGAAATGCCATCCAAAGAGCAATTAATGGAGAAGATCCCATTGCTAAAGATATAGCACAAAAAATTAAGGAGGAAATCATGAATAAACAACAGGAAAATTGGGTAGCAATCCCATATAGTCGGCATGGTGACGTACCAAAAGCAGATGAGGATACAAGATGGGATGGACCAGGTGAAGTAGCAGCGGCAGATGTAGAAGACTTAAAGATGATGTGTTTGTTTGAAGACAAGAATAATCTTGATATTAAAGCAGGATATAAAGGCCCGCATCATTTGCATCAGAGACCATATAGAGTTGTATGGAATGGTGTCAGGGCTGCAATGGCAGCTTTATTAGGTGCCAGAGGAGGTTTTGCAAATATTCCAGAAGACGAAAAGAAAAAAGCCTATAACCATTTGGTTAAACATTATCAGCAATTCGATAAAGAACCACCTGAACTGAGAGAATACACAGAAGAAGAATTAAAAGAAATGTTCCCTGAGTTTTACAAACAAAAGGACAATGAAAAAAGTTTTGAAGAAGTATTAGGTAAAATTGCTGAATCTTATTTACATATTGCTGAAAGCCTCAACAGCATCAAACAGCAACTAGATGATATCAGCAAATCAATAAATGACATCAAACAGGCCATAAGAGACTTTTCGGCCAAGCAGGCTGAACATGAAGCCAATGCTGGCCAAGAGAAGTCTTATATTGAACTTATTCTTAATGAAATTGAAGAACAAAATAAGATGTTAAGGGAGGTATTTAAATGATGGAAATGGAAAAAGTATATGAAGCAATTACTGAACAGAAAAAAATTATAACGGCAGCTTGTGAAAAAATGGCTGAAATTGAAAAACGTCTTGGCTTTATTGAGTCTCAAATTAAACAGCGTAGTGTAAGTCTTCCAGGACTTGAAGATGAAAAGCAAAAATTCAGTTTTTTAAAAATGATTCGTGGCATCAGGTTTAATGATTGGCGTGATGCTGGTTTTGAAAAAGAAGTTTTGGAACAAACCGCCAAAGCTATGGGGACAACAACTGGTGAAGCTGGTGGGTACCTTGTGCCTACTCAATATGTTGCCGAATTAATAGAAATGCTTAGAGCTGAAGCAGTAGTAATCCAACTTGGAGCTACTGTATTAACCGAATTAGTAGGTAGTCCCGTTGAAATTCCACGTCAAACTGGTGGAGCTACTGCATATTGGGTGGGCGAAAATGAGGCAATTACTGAAAGTGAACTTAGCCTAGGGCAACTTAGTTTGGCTCCTAAGGCAGTGGCAGCCTTAGTAAAAATCAGCAATAGATTACTTAAACTTGCCTCTCCTTCTGCTGAGGCAATGGTAAGAAGAGATATTGCTCAAGCTATTGCTCTTGCTATTGACTTAGCAGCCCTGAGAGGTAGTGGCGTTGGTGCTGAGCCTCTTGGTATTGCTAATACACCCAATATTAATACTATTGAGATTGGCGAAAATGGAGGTGATTTCTTGCCAGAACATATAATTGAAATGGAAGGTAAACTTGAAGATGCAAATGCATTGAGAGGACGCTTAGGGATTTGCTGGCATGGCAAAGTAAAGAGAAAAATCAAAAAAATGAGAATACCACAATATTCTGGTGACACTGGTGGTGAATATCTCATGTTGCCAATGAGTGATCAGCAATTAAGAGACATTTTAGGATATGATTTTAGAACTTCTAGCCAAATTCCTACTAATTTAACTAAAGGTACTGGTACTAACTTATCTGAAGTTTACTTTGGCAATTGGCAAGAATTGATTATCGGACAGTGGGGCGGAATGGAGATTATGGCTAGTCAGGAAACATCTGACGCTTTTGCCAAGAACCAAACCTGGATTAGGGTAATTCAAGAAGTAGATATTGGATTGCGTCATCCTGAGAGCTTCTGTCTTTGTTCTGATGCTGCTACTACATAATAATAACGATAGGGGAGGCTTATACCTCCCCTGATAAATCTAGGAGGGGAGCAAATGTCCAAAAAGATAAAAATTAAAGTACGTGATGGTTATGTATTTTTTCATGGGCCACGGGTTTATAAGGAAGGTGAGGAAGTAGAAGTAACAGAGGAAGCAATTAAAGGTCAGGAGTGGAAAGTTGAAGTGACTAAAGAAGTAAAAGACAAAAAGGACAAAATGGTTAAAGAGGCAAATACTAAATGAAGCTTTGTAGTGTTTTAGAATTAAAAAACTTTCTTGAAATTCCGCCTGACCAGGTGGAATTTGATGAGTTGCTTGAAAGCATAATAAAAGCAGTGTCCGCTCGTATAGAGCGGGCACTAAATAGAAAACTTAAAAAAGAACAAAGAACCGAATATTTCACGGCTGGTAAAAAAGTCTATTCTCTCAGTGCTTATCCAATAGATAAAGAAGCAGGCTTAACCGTAGAAGTTTGGGGAAGCGAAAGAACAGATTATGTAGTTTATCCAGAATCAGGGCTAATTGAGTTTATTAATGATACAGGGATACCGTGGCCTAAAAAAGTAGCAGTTACATATACAGGTGGATATGAGGAAGTTAATGGAATCTTACAGGTGCCTGATGACCTTAAACAAGCATGTATTATGCAAGCTGCTTTTCTGTTTAAAAGAAGAAAAGATATAGGACTTAGGTCTGTCTCCATGCCTGATGGTTCTATTTCAGTGCAGGCACCTACTAAGCTTTTGCCTGAGGTTGAGGAGATTATAAAAAGCTATAGGAGGATGCCTTATGGATAGTAGTTACATTGCTTGGTTTATAGCAAATTTTGCTGGAAACGTGGAAAAATTAATCAGACATACAACAATTGAAACATTAAATAAAAATATCAAAATAGTAGCTCCAGGACAAACCATTCAAAGTGTCATAGACAGCATTGATGCAAGTGCTGATAATCCTTATGTGGTACTTGCATCAAAATATGAAAATTATGTTGAAAAAGATAATGTTCATATATTAATTCTGCCAGACATTTTAAAGAAAGAAGATTATGTTGAAAAAACTGCATATGCTCTTATAAC